TATCATTTGAAGTTCTATATCTTTTTTCTTAACATCACTACTCATGAACTCAACCATAGCAAACTGAGGATCGATCTTGATTCTACCATCAGCATACTCATGGTGGTCTGGTAATACTGGTCTTCTGTATTGATAATCTCCATCATTCCAAGCTTGATCTGAATTCCACTCATTTGTAAAAGCAAATACTTTGAAAGGAATCTGAACTTTCTTACAGAACCAGATTAAGTTGAATAATTGTTTTACAGTATCTTTCAAAACTGTAGCCATTGAACCAGACCAATCAAGGACAAATATAAGACCATGATTCTTACCATCAGGTAAAGTAGTAATCTTTTTGAATAGATCTTCGTTGTACTTGTATGAGTGAAGCTTTGTGCAATCAAGAATACCTGTCTTTGATATTGTAGCACGAGCATATGCGTCTGCTGATTTTCTCATCTCAAACTCTTTTACAAGATAGTTGACTTCTTTCTGTGCAGCTCTACGGAAGAGTCTGTACTCACTATCAACTTTCTCATAGATATCAAATGATTTAGTATCAGAGTTTTGATCGAAATGTTTTTGTGATTTGGAGTAATGGTCATTTAGATATTCATGTACCTCAGAATTACGAGCGACCACAGTTTTCATGTTTAGATCAGGTAGTTCAACATACTCAGGTTCTCGATGTTCACCAAATGTTTTCTTGTTTAGATTCTCTAGATTATCCTGTAAGGTTTTGTCTGTCACAGCTTCTAAATTACCGTGAACACCACCCACATCATTAGATTCAGAGAGTCTTTCTAGTTCGTCAACAAGCTCTTCATTTGTCATGTCCTTGACATCAGGCTGGCCTTGACCTTCACTATTTGGTGACTTATCTGTCAACTCACCGCCTTGTGGTGCCCTCATGAGACTACCCATCTCACCATCTTCATCAAATGATAACTCACCTAGACTTTCTTGTTGTTGCTGTTGTTCTTTTAGAAAAATAGTAAGATCATTTGCCAACTCAAGAACGTCTTGAAAAGTCTTTGTCTTGAATGCTCTGTCTACAAATTGTTGTTCATCAGATTCAAAAGAAATATCTGTGAAGTTACCAATCTTGTAGTGAATATTGATTCTATCAGCGAGATTGATGTCTTCTTCATCATGTTCTTCTAGTCCAAAGAAATCTTGCTCAGCTAGTTGAGAATATCCAGTATAGAATGTCTTAGTCAAGCCAGGATACTTCTGTTTCATTAACTTCTCGATTCTCACATCTTCAAATACATTCACAAAAGATTGTGGAACCTCTGGATAATCAAGCATCCAGTTCTCATTGGGTGTGTATAGTGCGTGACCAACCTCATGTCCTACGAGAAGGTCGTATACGGTTGTAGAAGCCTTCTCCCACATTGGAAGGGTCAATACTCTACGTTCCACATCAAAGGACGCTGTGGAGACTTTACGGTTCTCTATGATAAGATCCTCTGTTGCAAGTAGTTTTGCTAGTTGACCTTTGACTTCGTAATTAACTTCTGTAAGCATTTGTTTTCTTGTCGTATATACACATGATAGTCGATCATGTGCCAATTTCAAGCAACAGTGTGCCAGTTTGTCAACTGTCTACCCCGACCATTTTATCGCTGTGTCTAATGCCTTCTTCGCCGTATTCTGTAATTTTATGACTTTACTCTCATATGTTATCGTAAATCCCAATAGATCGCCTTCGGGATCATTCGGCATACCTACAGGTTGTACTAGAAAAATACCTGCATGGGCAATAGTTCTCCACTCCATATCAATGAAGCCAAGTTCCCTTAAGGCACACTCAAGTTTGAGTGAGTGACATCCATCTAGCAATATCATACGGTATCCGTAGTATACTATTATGTAGAATATCTAACTTTTGTGAATCCGTTCATTTTTTCAAATGTAATTAAATTATCTAGCCTATCAGTAAGTTCATCTATCTTATGAGATATCATAAACACATAAGCATCCTTAATGACATACTTGATGATCTTCGTAAACTCGTCAGTGCCATTACTGTCAAGTGAACTGTCAAATATTTCGTCAAGGATTAGGATATTTGTGCTAGATGAGTTCTTCATCTTAGCAATATCTCTCCAAGTAAACAGAATAGCAAGATCAATTCGCATTTTTTCACCTTCAGAGAACGATTCGTAACTGAATTTCTCATGTATAGGTGACTTGATCCTTTCATTAAACTGTTCATCCAGAGTAAAATTAATATAGAAGTCCATCATTTGAAGATACTTATTGATCTTCTGATTCATGACAGGCAAATACCTTCTTATGATCTTTGCTTTGACTCCAGAGTCTTTCATCATAGAGTTTGCAAATTCTAAGTAGTCTATATCTTCAGTTTGTTTAGCTTTATTCTTTTCTACGCTTGTTAGATCGCTTTTGAGTGACTTAAGAGTGGCTCTTTCAGTATTTCGATTTGCAATTTGCTCGGTAATTTCTTGAATTTCTGATTCATAATCTCTGATCTGTCGTTGATACTGAGAAATTTTAAAATTGTTGGTAGAAATGTCATTCGTTAGTTTGGTGATCTGCTTGGATATGTCTGTAAACTCTTTATCCCTTTTTTGTTCAGAGTCTATAGACTTGGTAAGGTCTTTATATGCGGAATTAATCTCCTTGACCTTACCTTCTATGTCCTTAATTTTATCTATACGAAACTCTTCCTCTATTTGTTGTCCACATGTAGGGCATGATACGTTATCAGCAAAAAACTTATGATCGGATGTTATATTCTGTATCCGTTGTTCCAGTTTAATTTTGATTGTGTTCATTTTCTTAAGAGAACCCCGAGCATTTGATAGATTTTCTAGCTCTGGTTGGTATTTTGTCTTAATTAAATTTTCATATTTCTTATTATCTCCCATCAACGTGGACTCATCTTCAAACAAATCATCTAATTTCTGTTTTGTCTCCTTAATTCTCTTCTTTCCACTCTTGTCAAGGTCAGCAATAAAGTTTTTTTGCATCTCAATCTTCTCTGCAATCATATCTTTCTTGATTGTCAGTTCTTTAATCTCTGTATTTGACTTACTAATCCTTTCTCTAAGGATTTTTGCCATGCCAGAGAAGATTTTGATGTCTAGAACGTCTTCTACAATAGCTCTACGGTCTGCATTACCGAGTTGCATGAAAGGAACAAACGTCGCCGATCCCAAAATTGTAGTTTGAGTAAAGGATTTGTAATTTAATTTTAGAATATTATCTTCTAGATATGCCTGTTGATCTAATTGATTAGCAAATTGATCTTGTAGCTTACCATCTATGTAAATCTGGAACAAAGTAGGTTTCATACCTCTTACAATGGTATAAATCTTACCCTGTATCTCAAATTCTATCTGTACTTCACACTCTTTCTCATTTACAGTATTAATTAACTGTGCTTTCTTAATTTTACGGAAAGGTTTGTTATATAATACGAAAGTCAGTGCATCTAAAATAGTAGATTTACCCGCTCCATTAGCACCTACTATCAAATTTGTCGGGGATTTTTGGAAACTTACAATTATAAACTGATTACCAGTTGATAAAAAATTACGCCACCGTATCGTTTTGAATATTATCATAATTTAAAGGTGGAATCACTATATCATCTTCTGAGATAATAACATATTTGTATTTGTGTTTCTGACATGTTTCTACAGCCAGTCTATCATCTATTTGTACAACTGTCAAGGGAATTGCTTCATTTGCTTCTAACAAGCCTGCGTATCTTGTAGCATCATCTTCATGTTCAAAAAGATACAAAGCCTTATGGCCATCATCATTTGTGACAGCATAGGCTCCTTCTCCTTCTCTTCCATGAAGTGATAGAATGTACATTACTCTGCTTCGCAAGCTTCTAGGTATACTTCTTTAAGAAGTGTTTGAACTCTTTCCTTTTCTAAATCAAAGTCAGAGTCTTGAATATATTTATTAAGAAGCGTTAACGTATCCTCTACTTTTTCACTATCTAAATCAACTTCTGTATCATTGACTGCTGTATTCTCTACAACCTTAAGATCAATGATCCCTGCTTTCATAAGTTTATCAAGGAATTTGTCATATTGTAACTGACTCTTTCTTGATCTTATGAATAATTTTACTATCTTATCTTTGTATAGATGTGCTTTGAATAGTTCTGCTGGAGTATCATTGTAGTATATCTTCTCAAACATGTGATATGTGTTCTCTACGAACTCAATCTCTCCTGTTTCTGTATCTAAGATATTAAATCCTCTCTTGTCTCCACAATCATTCCAATACATTTCATATGGATTACCTAAGTAAAAGACTTGTCCGTCATTACTTCTGGTATGATAGTGTCCTGAGAATACTGTAGGAAACTTAGCGATAATACCTTTATCAATACCACCCTGCTGGAACATGCCTGGATATAATTCAAATCCATGTAGTTCTAAATGACTAAAAGCCATTTTAGCATCTGATTTTTCTATCGCTGCCAAGGTTTCCTGATAGTTCTCATCACATATCCAAGGCATCATCATTGCTTTGAATCCATCTATATCATATGTGTCTGGATTAGATATAGGAACGATATTGTCGTAATGTTCTAGGAGCGAATCAATTGAATTGATCTTGTTTGTATTCTTATAATAGACATCATGATTACCTACGAGTTGCCAAACTCGGACGCCTAATTTTTCAAACTTGTCATATACATGTTCTTTTGCCCAATCTAAAGACCAGTAATCTATATTCTTTCGGTTATCAAAAGCATCACCCATATGGATACAGTGTTTGATACCTCTCTTTTCTAGTTCTGGAAAGAATATATCATCATAGAATTTTTGAAAGAAGTCATGGAATACCTTACTACCCCTTCTACCTCCGAAGTGAGTATCAGTTATTATCGCTATCTTCATTGTTGTTGTTGCTCCGCTTGTTGTTACATGTATTCTTCTCTACCATCTTTAGTAAAGACTTTCTTTTCATAATCAAAGTAAGGGTGTGGTTGAGCATTTTCAAAAGGATTCTTTGATGAATTTTTCAATACAATAAATTTATCTTTTGCAAAAGTACCTGCAATCTGGACTTCGATATCGTCACCATCTTTCCAGTTTATTTCACCTTTCAGATTAGTGTGAAGCATCGCTTCTTGTATCTTATCAATGAGTTCTTGTGTAAGTTTCATTATCCAAATGTTGAGTCTGGTTCGAGTGCTATGAAATACTTTAGATTATATTGTTTATTCGTAAACTCTGAAAGTAATTTAGAGGATATGATGACATCATAAGCACCAGGTATAATTTTAATATTCTCTACCTTGAAATTAAATTCAAATGTTTGGTCTGTTTCTCCAACATAAACTGCATATTCGTTCGATGTATCATTTTTCTTATCACGAACAACCATATGAATATCTCCATTCTTACCAATTACAGATAAGTCAGGTAATTGATAAACTGCAGCTGCCTTTACAAGTTTTTCTAATGATGTGCTTTCTAATTGAAAACATACTTCTTGAGTTGGTAAATTAATCTCTTTATCTGGTGGAGCAATAATTACCTGTGGGTCTGCATAGAAATACTTGACTCTTCTTTTACCCTCTTCAATTGAGATGTATGCATCTTCTGTGAAATCAAGATTAGGGTCTTGATGTAAACTTAATCCATTTAGAAATTGATTAAGGTCATATATTGCAACGTCTCTTGGAAAGTCTTCTGGTATATCTGCTTCTGCAAGAATATTTTTTGCAACTGATATGGTGCGAAGTTGACTTCCCTCTTTTACAAGTATTGAATTGTTGATTCCTGCGAAGTTCTTAAGAACTGTGAGTGTGCTGTCTGATAATTTCATGAATTCCATAATTAAGGCATGTTGTGGTCGATTTGGTCAATGTTTCCAGTTGACATAGATGGTTTACCGTAGTGCCCATCAAAATGTAATAATAGCATAGCATAATGTATGACTTTCATCAAGTCTTTTGTGTTCTTTCCGTCTTTGTTTCCATACCTACTTCCATACTTCAGTATGTTTGCCTGACAAAAACCTGATGCGAGTTCTTTAGCTGCCATTAAATCTAAAGTCTGAACATTACGGTATTCGTGTGACTTACCTGTATAATGTCCTTGATAAGTTCTTGATACGTATTCTTGAATATCTTTTAGAATTTCTTCTTCATGATATTTAAAATAGTGTGCCATTGGTTTTTCTTCTGTAATTTCGATACCGTCACCCCATACTGCATCATATATTTCTTCTGAGGTAAAGTGATGAGAATATTGGTCATCTATGTCTGCCATATAATCAGCAGAGGCACCATTGATTAAATCAATTTCATAATCTAAACCATCATCCTCATAAGCAGTATTACCTGCTCCAACACTAGTATCAATGATAGGATATTCTTTGTCCATATCTCCGTATAGTGCCTCCCACGCTAGACTCCAAGCATTAATCATAACAAAATAAAAAGTCATTTACAAGACTCTCTGCCCTTTCTTCTCCAAACTTCCCTTTCAGATATCCTGATACTGGGTCAAGTTTAGTCATATAAGCATCGAAGTCTTTATAAACACTAGTGTCTTCACCAGTGGGTTTCTCTAATTCTACCATATCCTTGTACTTTGTCAAGTATTTGGTAAACATTTCGAGATGGTCATCCACCTCATCCATCGTGCATTTAGCAATATAAACATTCTCAGAGAAGTGATTACCTGGTTCAAAGAAACGATAGTCTCCTTTACTCTTTGGTAATCCTTCAACTGAGAACAAATAATTTTCTACTGGATGTTGATAATCAAAAACTATAATGACTTTCTTTTGAAAAAATCCCATTAAGTCCATACCAAAACAGGGCAGGTTACTGCCCGTCTTTGGATATATGATATTGTTGTAAATACAACTTTTATCATCCCATATTTCAACTTCTCTTGCTTTGATAAAGTAAGGAGTTGTGTATGTCTTTGCTGTTAGAAAAGTTCCTTTACTTTCCCATTGTGCCCAAACACTCCCTACTCCATTATGGAGAGGGAACATTTCGTGTAGGACATCTTTATACTTTTTCCACAGATTCATTTGTCTCAGGCATTTCAAAGTCTGCATCTACTTTATCATACAATTCCATGAATGATTGCTTTGTTTCGTCATCAAAACGATTGATACAAACTTGGATTGCTTTTGCTTTGTTCTTGAAGATACAGTATGCACGAAGTATGTGAACCAATCTACGAGTACTGATTAACTCTTCGATACCACCATCATAGAATGTTTTACGGATTATGTCTGCCCAATCTACAAGTTTCTTGACAAACTCATCATCCTTAACACCTACTCTATCTGCGTGTAATCCTAGAAGTTTGATTTCATTGTTTACACTTGGATATGCTTGCTCAAATGTTACTGGGAATCTTTCAAGGAATGCTTCGTTGAGCACGTTAGTTCCAATAAATCTTCCGTCGTCTGAACCTTTACCCTTAGTATTTGCGGTGGCGAGTATGTTGAATCCTCTTGCTGGCTTAACGAATCTTCCAATCTTTTTAAGGAAAACACCATTTCCCTCAAGGACGCTCTGAAGGCAGAGGATTTTGTTAGAGGCAAGGTCGATTTCGTCAAGGAGCAATATTGCACCTCGTTCGAGTGCTTCGATAACGGGTCCGTTATGCCAGACTGTGGCACCATCAACAAGACGGAAACCGCCAATAAGATCGTCTTCATCTGTTTCAATAGTAATGTTTACACGAATAAGTTCTCTACCTAACTGAGCACAAGCTTGTTCTACAGAGAATGTTTTACCATTACCAGATAATCCAGTAATGAATGTTGGATAGAATTGTTTTGATTGTATTACTTTCTTAATATCTGCAAAGTTTCCAAACTTAAAAAATGTTTCATCAACTGCAGGAACTAAGTTCTTTTCAGATGCAGGTAATACTGCAGGAGATTTATAAGACTTCTCAATACTTTCTACTGCTGCAACTGTAACCTCAAGATTCCACTTACCTTTTGCTACTTTGAAATCTTGTAGTTTTCGTTTTTGGGC